CTTCAATCTTTTGTTGAATACAATATGCCTTGTAGTCAATGTCATTAAGATAGATTGCCTTCATATCTGGGTCTATTTTAGATGCATATACATCTGCTTTCTCCCATTGTAATGAATACAATTCTCTCTCTAATTTCTGAATCTCTGCTTTCCTTGACTTTTTCATATACATGTTTTAATCAGTAAAACTATCAGTACTCATGTCATAAGAAGTACCATAGGTCATCTTCTTGCTATTACGGCTGGCTGATTGCCTTTCTTCATAGCACTGTTGGCACTCATGAAACTCATCACAAGTGCAGGTTAATTCCGGAGATATGCTGTATAACATAAACATATCTCTTGCATCTTCAAACATCATAGCCTATTTGTTTTTAAACATAGATGGATCAACCGGATCATCTATAGTTTCATCATACATAAATACTCCAGTTTCAAGATACTGGACAATCTCTGCTTTGTAAGCATACTCTATTCCTGCAGAAGGAATAGAATATATAGTTCTACCATCAACATCATCAGTAGGTATAATAACACCTGAATGTAGTTGTAGAACAAACATAATGTTTGCAATAACTAAATGCATAGTAAATATAATTAGGGGTGAATAAATACAATTCCGGAGTCTTATACTCTGTTCCTTTATATAGGAATAGTATATATAGTAATAAGACTAATATATATAGAGCTAATAGTAATACATGTAGTATGTTACTCATGTATGTGCTTATGTTTAGCTATATATTACTATATCTGTAGTAGAAACTACTGAATTTACTCATGTTTCAAGAGCTGTATTATCATGAAGTGTGGTTCTCCCACACACAAGAGTCTCTCTTCTCTATATATATAGAGAGATAACAGACCGTTAAGTCTCATCTCCCTATATATAGAGAAAGATAAAGGGAATGCTCCTAAGAACACTCCCTTATGTACCTTAAATGGTAGCCATATCCGCCACACTGAACGTGGATAGGATCTCAGCAGGCTTACCAACACGGTGTAGTAAATAGCCTTTCACAGCTTTACCGTTTTCATTGGTACCTTCTACCCAACTCACCTGTAATTCGTGAATGTTATGGGCAGTTACCGCAGTTACTTTACTTGACAACATAGCAGTTGTCTTGCTACTGTTATTGAAGCCTATATATGGGACTTTCTTATCACCCTGCTGGATGTTAAGATTAGTGGCCCCAATGCTCTTCATAAAGTCAAGAGCAGACTTAGTTTCAATAAACTCTACAGAATTGTTGTTCATGTTTTGTGTTTTTTAAAGGTTAAACAATAATACATAGTAGGTAAAAAGATGTTAACTAAGGTGGCGCAGCCAGAAAAAAAAGAGTACGGATTTCTCCGCACTCTGTTTCACTAGGCACCAATAGTAGCCAAGTCTGCAACACTGAACGTGCTGATAACCTCAGCAGTGCTACGTCCGTGTACCATATAGCCTTTTACAGGTGAACCTCCCTCGGTTACACCCTCTACCCACGACACGTCCAAGTCACGTGCATTTGCCGCAGTAATGTTTTCAATCTTGCTTGCAAGCATAGCAGTACCAAGAACACCACCATCAGGCTTGAGGAACTGCACATAACGTGGTGTGTAGAGCTCCCCAGTTTTAGGGTTTGTCTTTTCCTTGCCCTTGACAATGTTAAGGTTAGGAGACTGTACTGCTTGCATATAAGCAACTAAAGAACGAGTTTCAGAGAAATCTGACATAATAAAAAGAATTAAAGGGTTAAACAATATACTATCTATGTAATAAGATGTTATTAAAAGGTGCCGCAGGCAGAAGAATAAGAGGGCATTATACCCCCTTATACTTTGTGCTTAATTTCACATATGCTGTGTCAAGCTTGTCACTGTCCACTTGGTTCTTGACATGCCTAACTGCAGCTAACACCACTTGTAGCTCATCCCATGTGAGCTGTATTTGTACCTCTTCCATAGTTTAGTTTAGTTTAAGTAAAAAGATGTTATAAGTAAAAGGGACTAGGTCCCTTCTACTTGTGCTACTTGTAGCTCAATATACCCTTGCAAGTGATCTCTTAAATCTGTGAGAGCATTTTGTTCACCACATACGTAAGCTATGTCAAAGTCTTCATCAATTGTTCCATTGAGTAATCCCTCACATATTCCTATTCTTGCATCAAGCATAGTAATAACTTTAAATACAGTTTCTGTGTCCATAGTATAGTTTATGTTTAAGTTATAAGATGTTCAAATAAAAAGGGAAGGAGCCGAAGCTCCCTTTCCCTATTTCTTCTTCGGATATTCCAACAGCTGAAACTTGTCATCACTATCAAGCAAGTCTTCCAGCTCATAGGTATACCTACGCAGTTCACTAGCATACTGAACCCAAGCCTTTTCTTCCTGCATAAGTTTCCATAGAGCAGTGATCTTATCACGTTTCTCTATATACTCCGCATCAGGAAGATTCAGTAGTGGACAACTTGTAATCTGCTGAGACAAGATGCCAAGAGCAAACAAGAACTGTCTCTCTGTTGAAGCTCTGTCAATGACCAAGTTAGAACTGACACTAATGTCACGGATCTCACTACTTTGCTTGCGGATTCCATCAATCACAGCACTTGCATCATTGTAATCTGCTTGTGATTGCTTGTAGGCTTTCAATTTCTCTGAACTTTTCATAATAAAATAATTTAAGGGATTAATACAGGTTAAGTAAAAAGATGTTAAAAAAAGAAAAAAGGGAGCCTAAGCCCCCTAATGATATAAGTGTACTACCTAACTATGCCCAGCTTTAAATGTGGATGGGACTACCACTTTACCTCAATATCAGATTGAGTAATAAGATGTTAAAAAATAAAGGGGAACTATTGTCCCCCTAACTGCACTAAACCAACTTCTTCATCTCTTCTGCACTGCACAACATAATGCTCTAAGTCATCAGTGTGCAGGAGCAATAAGTCCTCAACTTCTGTGTTGTCTAATCCTTCTCCTCTTGCAAGGATGAAGATGCCGTTTAGTTCTTCAAGTAGACTTGCTGTTCTACCTTCTAATAAAAATGCTGTAATCATAATTGTTGGTTTTAAGTTATCTTATGTAATAAGATGTTATTATATAAAAAGATATAACAAGTGTTCCCCATAGGATTCCTCTCGTAGGTATATTAAGCAGTAGCCACGGCTGGCCCTGCTCCCCCTGGAAACATTCCTTGTTATATCAATATAAGTAATAAGATGTTCTTGTGTGTAAAAGACAACCCATTACAGGTTGTCTCTTTCTAACACAGAAGCAATGTCTTCTAGCTTTGGGCAATGATAAGTATTGCCGCCAATGTCTTCTAATACAGCAGAACCATCTTTCTTTAACTCAAGATAATATTCAGCCTTAATATTCTGTGCTCTTGGTCTATCATTAGAAGTCATAGCTCCTAATAACCAACCACCAAATAAACCTATAGCAAAATAGGTTACTACAAATAATGCATTTCTCTTTTCCATGTTATTAGTTTTAAGATAAGTAAAAAGATGTTCAATAAGTAAAGAGGATCATTGACCCTCCTTACTTGTTTCATGTTCTACTCTCAAGGCTGTAGTTATTGCAAATGCAAATGCTACAGACTGCATAAACCAGGCAAACCAGTTGTAATCCTCAAAGCGGAATACAGTACCCATAGTTAGCATAGCCTCAAAGAATACTAAAGAAATAATGGCAATAGCACAGTATTGCACTTGTTTAAGTGTTTTCATAAGTGTTAGTTTAGATAGAGTAATAAGATGTTTTAGAAAAGGGGTATTAACCCCCTTCTAATTTAACAAAACCAAACTCTAACCATCTCATAATAAAATCAACACTATATTCATTACCATCAGTAACAATCATACCATTAACTCTATCATTACTTCCTTTAATAATAACTTCACTTCTATTATTAAATACTAACTTCATTCCTTTCTTAATCTTCATAATATATAATTTAAGATTAAGTAAAAAGATGTTCAAGAAAAATGAGATGCCCTAAAAGGGCAACTCATCTTCTTCTTCTGGTGAATTAGCAACAAGGATGGCATAATCACAATCTTCACACCTTGTGTGAAACCATACATCACCTGGTTGCATAGCAATCAGAACATTGTTCTCAAACACAGGTATCTGATCAATATGATACAGTACAGGTTGACCGCAGCTGCAGTCTGGGTGAAAAACTTTTTCCATGGTAAAAAATTTAGTGTTAGTAACCTGTGTAGTAAGATGTTCTCTGAAACAAAGGGGGGTGGCCACCTCTCCGCCAGGGGCCGGGGGGTGTTGTAGCAATGCCCCACCACATACTCTTGTATGGTAAAAAACCCCTCCCCGTAGTTGTATATTTCCTTCAGACTTTCTACCTTTACCATGCTACAGATGAAACAGATTGCCCGGGGGGTTTATTCTTCATTCGTTTACCCCTGGGTAGTCTTATAATAATTTACATATGGCATATATAGAACACAACTTTTTTCCCCTTAAGGTATTTGTTAGAAATGAGTACATGTACCAACATAAGAAAGGTCATGGAGAATTGACCCCGGGGGTTATAATGTCAGTAAGGTGTATGCCGGGACAAGCAGCATTATTTCAAGTACTCTTGGAGAATGGAGTTATGCGGGACAAGTTACCATCCCATGCTTTACTGCATGAACCTAAGCTACCGGACACAGATCTACCATTTCACTTCTTGCAGATATGGAACTGTTTCTCTTATAACTTTACTTTACTGCATTTGTCTTACGTGTATGATACAAAAGTTGAAGTATACATGAAGGATCACAAGTTCTATCCTGGTAGTTACTATGCTACCATTAACTGGGGAGCCAATGATTTAAATACAGACTTATCATTAGCAGAAGATCCACTAGAGCATAAAAGCCATCATATCATTTTACTTGATAACGGACAGATAGCGTTGCAACCTAATAACAGAATTAAATGGTCTGAGCCTAGCTTTGTTACTAAACCTTTTCCAGAGAAACCAGATTATCTAGTCAATACAGATAGTTATAATTGCGAAGGATTTGATAAGTGGCATACAGAAGATTCTGACAGAATGTTCTATGATACAGAATAATTATGTTTCTATTTAGAGCAGAGGTTAAAGTGGCTACGGACCCAAGAATGGGCTTAGGTTTATTTGCTACAGAATTTATTCCTAAGGGTTCTATAGTATGGGAGTTTATAGAGGGTGTAGATATTAAAGTTCCTATAGCTAAAGTAAAAGAAATGTCTGTAGTCCAGCAAGAATATTTTAACAGATATGGCTGGATAGAAGGAGAATACTATTTGGCTTCATGTGATATAAATAATTTTATTAATCACAGTTATCAAAACAACCTTGATAACATTACAGATGTTACAATTGCACTTAGAGACATTGAACCCGGAGAAGAATTGTTTTCAAATTATTCTGAATTTGATGATGACTTTAATGAATATAAAGATGAGTATATATAATTTTAGTATATTAGTCTTATAAATTAATAACAATGGCAAAGATAAAAGAAGGTACTACAAAGTTGGCTAAGGTAAGAGTGTCCAGGCCAGGTGTTCATGCTAAAGCAAAGACAAGCAAGTTGAAAAAAAGCAAGAACTACAAAAAAAGTTATAGGGCACAAGGTAGGTAATAAAATATTTTATATATTTGTTTACACATTTGTTCATAATGTTTGTGTTTAAAAGTTAAAAACTATGAAAAAGCTCAGATCAAAAGTCTGGGCTTTTTTATTTAGAAAAGTTTTTTATATTTGTACATGGCACAGAAGTTTAAAAAGAAACCAGTGGTAATTGAAGCAGTTCAGTGGGACGGCAAGAATCAATTTGAGGTTTTAAACTTTTGCAAGACATGTTACTTCACAAGCCATGGTGTAGTGAAAGATCTATACATTGATACCTTAGAAGGAGACATGTTAGCCAATGTTGATGATTACATTATCAAAGGAGTAGCCGGAGAATTCTACGCATGCAAGCCAGAAATCTTTGCTCTTACATATGAGAATGTATGACCCAACATCAGTTGGACATATGGCAGAAGCTGACAGCTGAGTCAGAAACCAACCTAGAAGCAAGGATTAAATTTGATAAGTATATGGAAGAGCAAGTACAAACCGGTATTCAGGAAGTAAGATTACCAAGTTTTGGAGAACAGTTAGTAGGTCTAAGTTTTAACCCAAGCGGTGACGAGGATGTACATAGAGTAAAAGAATTAGCAGCAGAGATGGCTGAGATTCTTAAACGTAGATACTCTGTGGATGAAAAGACTCCAGTAAAAAGTTTGTTGTTTGATCATGCAGTAGGTGAGATACTGAATGCTCAAATGGCAGTAGTAAAAGTTATAACACTAAAATAAACCAATGAAATTACACGGAAAAAGAATACTAGTAAATAAACCTGAAGTAAAGGAATCAGCATTTGAATTGTCTGAGAAAGATAAAGCATTACTAGAAGCAGACATGAGAACTAAATGGACAGCACTTGATGTGTTTGCAGTAGGTGATGAAGTAGAAAGATTTGCAGTAGGAGATAAAGTATATCTTCAGATGAATGCTCTAAATACTTCAGAAGTAGTAGATATTGATGGAGCTCTCAAGCTTATGGTGCGAGAGCATGATATTGCTATTACATGGTAACTTTTAATAAAAAGTTAGAGCAACCGTATGAAAAAGTTATTTGCTCTAAAGAGGAGATCTCTGGTTCCCCGGTTGATGTTTCTGGCCGTATCATTATTGTTAATGATGCTACTAGGCCAAGTCATTATGGCGGTAAAGATTCTGTATATGAAGTATTTAATGTACTAGAAGCTTGGGGATTAGATAAAGATTTCTATCTTGGTAACGTAATTAAGTATGTGGCTAGAGCCGGAAAGAAAAGTAGAACTACTGAAAAAGAAGATTTACAAAAAGCTTTAGTATATTTACAAAGAAGAATAGACACACTATGATCTGGTTGAAAATATTATTAGCAGCTTTTGCAGTAGGATGTATTGCAATGTTTTGGATTGTTATAAATGCTATGACAAGACCTATTTATAACAAAATGTACAATATGTATATAGAGGATGAGAAAGGTCGTGCAATAGCAAACTATACTATAGCAGCCCTTATAATAGTTTCTTTTCTACTTGGATATATGCTTGGATAAGGCAAGTTTCCTACCCTGTCAAGAAAGTCCCCGGTTTATACTGGGGATTTTTGTTTATTAAAGATTTTTTTTGTATATTATACTGTATACATTTAATATTTATAACCATGGACATTTTAAATTTTATTTCTTGGATTAAGGCTGGGAATTATAGAGCCACTCTTCCAACAGACGTTACTAACTTAATTGCAGTAGGTGCAAAAGATCCATCTCGTGATGATCAGTATCTTTCACTTGCTGTTAATGCTGCTCCTTTGCAGACATTGTACCGTACAGCTAATGTAACTCAAGGTACTAGTATTACCACTGCAGTTACTGTAGAAGCACTTAACGGTGTTATTACAACTGTATCATCTACATTAGCAGCTAATGCTAAAACTTCTTTTACTGTAAACAACGCTTTGGTTGCTGCAGGATCAAGAATTTTAGTATCTGCAGAATATGATGAAGCAGCAACTGGTATTCCAGTATTGGGAGTAGCAGACATTGCAGCAGGTTCTTTCAAAGTAGTTCTTAGTAATGGTGCTGGTTCAGCTGCATTAAACAATATAGTTAAAGTACACTATATTATTCTTAATTAATACATACTGGGGTAGTGATATCCCAGTTATTGTATTCACTTAAACTTATTTAAAATGTCAATAGGAAATTTAAAGACATACGGAAATAAAGGAAATAACTTTCCCTTTCAACTTAAAGTATTACAGGGTATTACAGATGTAATTAACTCATTAACTGGTGTTACTGCTGGGGCTTCAAGAACCACAAATATCTTAAGACCTACTACAAGTGGTACTATTACTGCAGGTAAAAGATCAGCATCTTTTTCTAATGTAGGTACAGCGGATGTTACAATTAAAGGTGTAATACTTAAGCCAGGAGAAACTGTTAACTTTGATGCAGGAGCAATTAATAACACACTGGATGCTATTGCATATGATGCAACAGGTGGTGAGTTATTGATTATTTTTATTTCATAGTATGCCAACGAAAATATTTTTAAACAAAAAGAACATTGGTTTCAATGGTGGAAATTATATTTCTACCCAGAATGTTAATGTCCCACCTTTGCTCTTGAATTTATTTCCCGGTGCATCAGCAGCATACTCACTTAGAAAGCTAGACACAACATATGCAGGATCTGCAATTCAAGTAAGAAGAACCACAGATAATGCAACTCAAGATATTGGTTTTGTAAACAATGTACTTGACTTAACTGCATTAACTACTTTTCTTGGTGTTAATGCTGGTGCAGTAAGTATTTGGTATGATCAAAGTGGTAACGGAAGAAATTTGATTAATGCTACAGCCATAGAACAACCACTAGTATATGCTAGTGGACCCGTTATTTTTAACGGAGCACCTTATCTAAGACTAGATGGTATAAATGATAGATTGGTTAATGCTGGATTTGATCCAACAAATGCTGGTGTAGTAAGTACATTTACTGTTGCACTAGCTGCAATGTCAACATTAAGTACAGCTGTATTCTTGCATCAAGATCAAACAGTTAATTCTCGTATTGGACAATGGGCTAGATTTAGTTCAGGAATAAGTCAATCTATTACTTTTAATACAGCACAAAATAATTTTACAAGTAATGGTACCACTGTTACTAACTCAGTACCTTACGTATATACTTCAATTAGAAGACCTGCAAATGTACAGAGTTATGTAAATGGTACTACTGGTGGTTCTGTAGCAACTACAGGAACTCCTATATTTAATGCAGCAGCTACAGTATATGTTGGTAGAAGAGCTACAGAAGCATTAGCAGGATTAATGTCAGAAGTAGTAATGTATCCTTTAGACCAAACAACTACAAGAGCAGCAATTGAACAAAACATAAGAAACTACTATGGTTTTTAGAGGCTATACATATATTAATGTTGCAGATGCAGAAGCTGCTGTACAACAATGCGATACATATTATAGTATTCCAAAAAGCCCTGATGATGTTACACAACATTGGGCAGGTTTTGAATACTCACAGAATGATAATATTTATTTCATCTTATTTGATGAATCTCTCTTACCTATATTAGGAGAGCCAATTGAATTTGATGTTAACTTAGAAGAAGAGATATAATGATACCTAAAAGATCCGGTCAGTTAGAAAGTATTTTTACTAACACAGGTTGTAATAATTGTGGGAAATGTGCTGTGTGTACAACTGGTTTAACAACTCCACCAGCTTGTCCTACTCCTGATGCTTGTCCTGAAGAAGAACAGTGTGCAGAAGTAACCAATGCAGATTGCGTAATATATACAGGTGCAAATATTACAGCTGGATCCCAAACAGTTATTGCTACAGATTCAACAGTATCTCAAAGTTTACAAGATATAGTAAACTGGGTAGATGGTGGTGGAGCTGTAGGAAGCCAAGGTATTCAAGGTATCCGCGGAAGTCAAGGTTCTACTGGGATTCAAGGCATACAAGGTTTAACTGGTGCACAAGGACAAATTGGTGTAACAGGATCTCAAGGTGCTATTGGATCAACCGGTGCTCAAGGTACGGTTGGTGCTCAAGGTCTTAAGGGAGACACTGGTTCTCAAGGAGCCGTAGGTTCTACAGGAGCACAAGGAGGAATTGGTGCTCAAGGACAAACCGGAACTACTGGTTCTCAAGGTGCATTAGGATCTCAGGGTGTACAAGGAACTACAGGACCACAAGGAACAACTGGAAATACTGGTTCACAAGGTATTACAGGTCTTCAGGGATCTCAAGGAATACAAGGTGAGAGAGGTGACCTTGG